TTTCGCGCAATACGCGTGCGAAATCTTGGATCATTTGGGTTGGTTACCTTTCTGGTTGAGGTGTTGCAGGGCCGTATTTCGGATTTGAAAGTCTCGGTTTGCCTTGTCTTTGGCAACGTCGGAGCCCAGCTTAAAGCCTGCGTGCTCCTGCTCAAACTGCTGGCGTGCTTGGCTTTCCTTAATCTGCGCACCAATTTTCATGGCGTCAAGCTGCAAGCGACCGGTGATCTCTTGCTCCCGTAGCTTCTGGGCGTCTGCCTTGGCGGCCGCGTCGAGTGCGACCTTCTGGGCTTTGACCCCGATCTCCTTGGCGCGAAGCTGAAGTTCTTGCTGTTGCATTTGCAACACAGGGTCTTGGGACTGCTGCTGCGCCTGCTGCTGGGCAGCTTGGGCTTGGTTCTGCTGCAACACTTGGTTGGCAGCTTGGGCCATCATGCCCGACAGCGCGATTTCGATCTCGGGCGGTAGCTTCTCGTCCTCGGGCGGCAGGGCCATACCCAACTGCTGCTCGATCTGTTGGCGCATCTTGAATCCAACGTGCTCGGCAATGTGGGCGGTAATTGCCCCGATGATGCGCGGTGCTTGTGGGTTCTGACCAATGAACTGCTGCATCTGGGGGTCTTGCAGCAGCATCATGTGCACTTGCAGGTGGGCCTCGTGGTTCTGGTACATGAACGCCTTTAAGGGTTTACCCGTAAGCGCCTTTTGATTCTCAGACACAGGGTCAACCGGCTTCATGTCATCCTCAATGGGCACCAGCTTCTCGGCATTCTTAATACCCAGCACCTCCAGCATCCCACGGTGCAACTGCGGCAGGTCGTAAATGTCCGGTGCCATCTGCGCCATCTGGATGACCGCTTGGTACTGGATAACGCGCTGGCTCAGGGTGGCGGCGTTGGGGTCGGAGACGGGGATCAAGTCCACCAAGTCGTAGTCGGCCTGCTTGGCCTGACGGTTGCCATACTCCGGCTCGTACGCGTAGTCCGGGTCTGTGTAGTCGCGGATGATGGTCTTGAGGAGTTTTAACTCCTGCTTGAGGGCAAAGTGCACACGGGCCTGCACAGCCGTCATGACTTTAAGCTGGCGCTCCAGCAGCGCAAGGGTGGTTCCCACCGGGGCCTGCGCCGACATGTCCGAGACCTGCATGTCCGCCGTGGAGGCAAACCGACGGCCCTCTTCCACGATCTGGCCCATCAGGGACATCAGGACTTGGCTTGGCTCCTTGTAGGGTAGGGGCAGGATGTTGTCCCGCAGCGCGCCCGAACCAATGTCCACATCGCGCCACTCGCCCGGAGCAATCGGGGTATCGTCGCCCTTGATCCGCATCCCACGGGTTTTAAGACCGCCGGGCAAGTTGGACAGGGTGCCTGCGTCCACAAGCTGGCGCATGAGGGAGGTGGCGGACTTGGCGTAGCCACCGATCAGGTGGAACAGACCGAAGCCATACGCGCCAAAGCCGGGGATGTACTGGTAGTGTACAAAGTGCTGGCGCTTGAGTTTAAGGTCGTCGTCTTCCTTCCAGTTGCGACGAATCGACAGGACGTCGTTTGTTCCCTTTATTAGGGTTACTACGTAGGGCAGCATAATCCCTGTGGTCTCGCCGTCCTCGTTCTCGTCCTCATAGCCTTCCAAGTCAAGGTCAACGTGGCACTCATATAAGGTATAGCGCTCGTCGTTCAGGTCGTTAAACCCAGTCTCCTTGTCCTTGGCTTTCTGAATGTCCGTGCGATCCTTGGGCGCGTCAGGCAACTCAAAGTCAATGTAAAACCCAGCTTGCTGGAGCTTCAAAATCTCGTTCTTGGTCTTGCGCATGACGTGCGTCAGGCGGTAGCAGGTGTCCAAGTCCGTGGTGCCGTAGGGCAGCAAGATGTCCTCTGCGGGCACAAACATCGACACCTCACGTCCCAAATTGGGATCGTAATACACCTTCTTAAACGCCGAGCCGGTGGCCGGTAGGCTCCACAGCATGCGCTCATGCTCCGGGCGGAACTCCACCATTTTCTCCGTCAGGCGGAAATTCATATCATCCTCGACGCGAATGGCAGCCTCTTTGACCTCCGGCGTATCCAACCCGATGATTTTGGTCTTGACCGGCCCAGCGGCTGGGAAGGTCTCGGTAATCATCTCAGCCTGAAACCGTACAACGGCTTCGGTAATCATGGGATGGAACACGCCACTGGCCCCGTTCCACGGCTCCGTGCGCTCCTCAAACTGAAGGCCCAGTAGCTTTAAGCCCTCGACGTAGGCTTTCTCCCAGTCCTTGCGCGAAGCCTTGTCATTGTCAATATCAGAGGCCAGATCTCCGGCCATTGTTTGCATGGCACCGTCACTCATGTACTCGGCAAGGTTATCGCCAAACCCTTCTTCGCCGTCGTCCTCACCGGGCTTTAAGCTGATCTCCAGCCCGTCAATGCCAATGTTGACCTCCTCGGGGTCAACAATCTCAATCTCCAGCGGGGATTCATTTTCGCCTAGCGCGTCGATTCCAACGGGTTGCTGGTACAGCGCTTTGTCAACATTGGTAGCCATGTTCTGTCCTTAGTAATATGCAGCCGATCGGCGGCGAAAGTATTTGGGTTCGTCTTTCTCGTCACTGTCCAACGAGATAAATCCGCCTTGGCGAAACCGCATCAAGGCTTGGCTGGTTGTATCCACGTAGTCGTCATTATCACCGTTGGGGAAGGAGGCAACCTCCTCAATAACCTCCCGCGCCCAGCGCGTGTCCGGTGCCCAGACTTTACCCGAACTAAATAAATCCGCAATTGCATTGACCCGCACAATTTTGTCGTTGCCTCGGCTGGGGCTGAACTCCTGCACCGGGATGCCCATCTGACGCAACTCTTGTATTAGCGGTGCACCAGCGGCCTTCTTCTCCACAATGAACGCGTCAGGCTCCCATTCCTTCCAATGCTTGAGTGCGGCGGCTTTAAGTTCGGGGAACTCCATCCGGTCTTTAAATGCGTCTAGCAGGATGACCTGTGCCTCGTCGCGCTCCTCTTCGTTGTAAAACACACCCCACGTTGTGCAGGCGGAGTAGTCCGCCCGGGTCTTGGCTTCAAAGGCCGTATCCCACGACTGAATAATATAGTCACAACGCGGAGGATCTTCGGGCTCCCAAACTCTCCACAGCTTGCGCGAGATGATGGCCGCTGAGTTGGAGGTGGGCTGCTGCATGTACTGTGCGTTCCAGTACTGGGGGTCGATGGATGCCTTGGTCGCCTTTAGCTGCTCCAGTGGCCACTGCTCTGGCCAGAGGGATTTCTCGTTCTCGGTGTCCTCGTTGAGGATGGCCGGAAGTTCTACGATCTCCCACGGCACGGCCTGCGGGTTCTTGGTCTGGTAGTCGATCAGCCGCCCGGTCAAGTCCAGCTTACCCCAGCGCGTCATGATGACAATGATCGCCCCGCCCGGCATCAAGCGCTGCAACGGGCCGGTTTGGAACCACGACCACGCCGTGTCAAACGCTAGACGGCTGTTGGCCTTTACGTCCTGCTCTGAATGGGGATCGTCAATGACAAATAGGTCAGCACCGCGACCAGCAAGAGCGCCGCCCACGCCAGCAGCATAGTACTGCCCGCCAGCAGCAGTAGACCATTTGCCAGCCGCCTTTTGATCTGACGCCACATTGGTATCTGGGAAAATGCCATGGTACTCCTCCGTGTCTAACAGGTTCCTGATCCTGCGCCCGTAGTCCTCGGACAGGCCCGCCGTGTGCGTGGCCATGATAATTTTCTTCTCTGGGAACTTGCCAAGGAAGTATGCCGGGAACAGGTAGGACGAGAACTCGGACTTGCCCATACGTGGGGCAATGTTGATGATGACCCGCTTTTTGCGCCCTTCGATCACGTCCGTAAATATCTTGGCCAGCTTCTTGTGGTGCGGCCCGACCTTGAACCCCGGGTAGACCTCCGTGGCAAACCCCAGCATGTTGGTCTTGGCCGCTACCAAGGAAGCGCGCCGCTCTCTGATCTCCAAATCGTCCAGCAACTCCATCTTGTCCGCAATAGACATACTGGGGAGCGCCAGTTGGATGGCGGTGATCTCCCGAGGAGTGAGCGTGGTGAACTTATTTAGGTGCATCGGCGTCTAGCGGGGCTGGCGTTGTCTTGATTTCCGTGTCTTCAATTTCAACCACATCCACGACCTGCATGAACTTGGCCAGCTTGTCCTTGATCCTTTGCTCCAACTGGAGGTCGGTCATCTCGTCCTTCTTGATCTCAATTTTCTCGGTGAACAGCCCGACTTCGGTCACCTTGCCCAGCGCTGTAAGCGCTTTTAACCTGATGCTAGCGCTGGGATTCTTGGTTTCCTCGACCAGTTGGGCTACGCAGTAGCCGCGCAGTTGCTGCGCCTGATGGACAAACTCCCAGTCATAAGCAGTAAGCATGCCGACTAAATGCTGCACCGCAGCAGGGACTTGTATTTTGGTAATGGAGTCTTTTGTCAGTTCTGTCGGCTGCCCGGTGACAATGTTTGTGAACGCTTTTCGTGCAAAATCTGTTTGGGCTTTGTCAACTGCGGTGTCTTCGTCCACCGCGCCAAGGCTTTTGAGCCAATTAGCGGTTTCCACCTGAGCGTCAACAGTGTCCGCTACCCCTGCTTTGTCAAGCGGGGTTCTCTCTGCGTCATAGTCCTCGACGTAAGGTTCAAACTCTATCAAATGTTCCAACATGCGTAAGCCCTTGCAGCCTCGTTGGCGTTAGTATATACTCGATTACGGTGATATGGCAATTATTTGGCATGTTGCTTCTCCTTGAGTGGGTTGATTACCCATTTTTAAACCCCCGGTGTTATGCCCGGGGGTTTTTTTTCGTTTTTTATAGAAATTTTTACGTCTGGCGTGGGATTTTCAGGGTGGGGGGTGTTTGCTAGGTGGAATTTTGTAGCTTATAAGCTACGGATTTTGTGATTACCGCACGGATTTTTAAAAAATTTGGTTTGCGGGTGCAAAACAGTGTTCATGTGCGAGGGTTGCCATGACGTCATAAAGGGGTGATGGGGGTATGGTGGGGGTCGCAGGGTCAGGAACGCAAGGGATAGGGACAATACGTCCCAAACCGGCCACTAATCAGGGCCAAGTAGTCGATCAAATGGGGGGTAATGCGATACTGGTATTGCCAATGAGGGATGGCCCCTCGGCGGCATCAACTCAACTCTTGGAGATTCACCATGAAAAAAGCTATCGTTTCCGCCACTCCCGCCGTTTGCCCTGTTCACGGCGCCATTGACGCTGCCTTCGCCTACGGCGATCACATAGCGACCTTGCGCGCGCAGTTTGCGAAGCAAACGGCAGATGCCATTCGTACTGCGCTGCTACCGAAGGTAGCAAACCATCCCAAGTACGACGTTCCCCTTGTAAAGGGGAACGATCAATCCAAGGCCAAAGGCCAAATGGTGCTCGATGCAAAGCATCCCCAGTACGAAAACTGCCGTAAGGCATTGAATCGTTTGGTGAAAGAGATCGCCGTAGGGGTTTCCGGCCGTAAGGAGCAGGTCGAGGTCAAAGTGCCTACGGCACTCGTGGATAGCACGATCGACGCCGTGATCGCTGCGGGCTTGGACAAGAAGCAGCTTGCTGCTTTCCTCGCTGCCGTGAAAGCCGGAATCCAGTATTAATCGGTTCGGGACAGCTTGTCCCCGACTGGTTTTTCCGCGTCAGACTCCGAGGGCGGGGATGACGCGGTGTTCTGTTTTGTGTCTATCGCGTATGTTTCGTGCACCATCGGTGCATTTCGTGACTGCTCAGTCACTTTTTATACTTAGGAGAAACCATGTACATCCCCGCAATGATCCGTGAGTGTGACATCACCAACAAGACGTACCCCGAGCCTGTAATGGGCGCGTATGCCCTAGCGCGAGGCGCAACTGGGCGTTGGTGTCCCGTGTTGGCCTTCGGCCCTGAAACCATAGCGGAGCACGCCCTGCCTATGACCGACTACGATACCGCACGCGAACACATCGAAGCGCAGGGCGATTGGCTGGACTATTGATGCTGGTCGGGGACATGGTGTCCCCAACAGTCATTATACGTTGTATAAATACCACAAAATTTGCTATCCATGATTACCGAACCTAGACCAAATTCTCGACATCAATTAAGCGTTATAAATCAAGGACTTAGCTAACCCGCGTCCTCTCTATATATATATAAATACATTTAAAAGAGTTTTATATATATGCCTCCATACTTTGCCGACACTTTCCCTGTTTTCCTCGGGGGCCTTGCAACCCTGCGCGAGATAGATACCGCGACAAATCACCCCCAAATCACCCCGCTATGAGAGGGAGAACCGAGTGTCGAATTTTTGGTCTACGTCCGGTAATCTCGGACAGTTTTTGTCTAATCAAATCAATGTTGTATAATGAGGATCGGGACAGCCTGTCCCCAACCGAGATTATACGGAGTATCAGCCATGTCACACCAGTACACACACCTCATGCGGCTCACGCCCAACCAACTGCACAACCACGTCATGAAGCTGGACGTACCCCAAGAACACCGCGAACACATCAAGGCCACAGTCCTAGCGCAGAAGGCAGCCATGCGCTCAGACCAAGCGCAGCGCACCAAAGTCAGGGCGGAGTGGCGACCGCTGCTCGATGGTCTGCGCATGGAGAGGGAATCCCTACGCTCGATGCGCAACTACGAGAAGAAGCAATCGGTTGGGGACACGCTGTCCCCAAAGCTGGTCGCCATCGAGGGCTACATCATGGTGCTGGAAAAACTGCGGGAGGAATTCACCAACCACATACGCAACCGCCAAACCCCCGCTGTGCTGGCCCGAGAACGCAAGCTACCCAACGGCGGCATCCATTGGACGGATTGGGTGAAGGACAGACACAAGCAGCGCGTGGTTGCCCTGTTCGGGGACATACCGCCCAAGCAGCGAACCAAAATCAAGCTGCCCTTCCCACGCACAGTCAAGGCAGAGTCAAACGATAGACTAAGAGCGCGGCTCAAGACACGCACCATCAAGGAGCACGGCATAGCAGTGCAGAGTAATCAACTAAACCCAACCGAAAGGAGTAAAGCGAAGTTAAGCAAACTCGCAGAGGCGCTAACGCGCATAGATAACCTAAACCCAAGCGATCCAGTACCACGAACGTGGTCAGGACTATTTGTAACTGAAGGAGAAACAACATGAGTATGAAAATGAAAGCACACACAGCAGTAGTGGAAATCAAGACAGACAAGGGCGAGTACATCGAGCGCAAGTGCTTGATCCTGCCCAAGGATATGCCTGACAGCGTATGCGATGAGATCCTGCGTGAGTTACGGGACGAGGGCTTTGACCTCGTGTTTCATGGGCGTGAGTTGAAACACTACGCTGGCATAGGCACGACCCTATTCTTTCACCCCCTGCAAGAGATCAACCTAGGAGCGCTTCAATAAAACTACATCGGGCTAGTACCCCAAGCAAGCAATCAATCAGTCGGGGACAACCTGTCCCCAACCAAAAACAAACTCAAGGAAAGTGAGCAATATCATGCTACGTTTTTATTCGTTCTCGGTTAATCAATTCGTTCCCGCTACTCATAGCGGTGCTCGTGGTCGTTACTTCCTTGTCTCTGACGGCAAGCACTTCGCGGCCTACAACGAGTCTAGCTACAGCACCATCATGTTCGCAGACAAGCCCTACGAGATACCTGTGGGCGACGATGCGTACACCGACCTGTGCCATGCGGTGCAGAACGTGGCGTATCTGAACGTCAGTCGCAACCCGCGTGTCAATGCGTGCAACGCAGCGGACTATGCCGAGGCTATAGCTTCAACGCTTGTGCCAATGCCTGAGACTGAGATGGTGCAGATGGATCATCATGCGTACAAGCGCATACTTGAGAATCTACTGGGCAAGTTCTTGCCTTTGGTTCAGAACTACAGCTACGCCAAGCGCGTCAATTGGGAGAGACGCATTGATAAGTTTGTCGATGCACGCGTTGACCGCATCATGCGCAAGGCAGGGGTGCGCAGCAATCTGTACGCACACTACAAGAACCAGCAGTTGCGTGAGCATGAGATCAAGAACGTCCGGCACTTTCGCAAGGAGCTTGGGGTGTACGTAGCCCAAGGCGTGCAGCACGATGACTGGAGCGATGAGATTCACTACCACCTCAAGCGACTGTATGGCTACAGCAGTATGTTCGTGGACTCTGACTTCCTGTCCAAGCTGTCCGATCTGTCCGGCGGTCAGGCATCGTATGAGATATGCGACTGCGGTCACATCGAGGATGTTGGTGATACGCACGATGTGCGCGGCGATACATGGTGTGAATCGTGCTTCAACGATGACGCTGTACACGTTGAAGATCAGGACGAGTACTGGCCCCGTGATGATGCGTACTACCACGAGAGCAACGGCCTGTACTATTCCTACGAGCCATCGTATGACGAGGACGATGACGACAACGACAACGACGAGGAACCTACTGGCCTCATGTCGTACAGCACCAACGTGCTGCGCCACTTGGAGCGTGATGTGTCCATCCACTCATCGGCGTTTGGCAACTTCACACTAGGCGTTGAGCTTGAGATGTGCGCTGGTGGTCGTAGCTCTATGCGTGATGCCATCGAGGATGTGCGTGACCAACTCGGTGAGGACTACTGCATCGCCAAGTCTGACGGATCGCTGCCTAGCGATGGGTTCGAGATCGTTACTGCGCCGCGTGGTCTTGATGAGCACATCCGCAGGTTCAAGTCTTGGCAGGTCAAGTCAGGCTATCGTGCATGGAACGCTGGTACTTGTGGGCTTCATGTTCACATCGACTCGCGTGCATTCACGCCGATGACGCTTGGCAAGTTCCTCATGTTCATCAACGATGACAACAACGCCGACTTCATCCGCAGCCTAGCTGGTCGCCATCCCAAGACCGATACCCAAGCGCGTCACTACTGTGCAGCCGATGACCAGTCGGTGCTCACCAACCCCAAGACCGCAGTCAAGGGCAAGGATAGTGCGCGCTATCGCATGGTCAACGTGTGCAACATGGACAGGGACGAGATGATGCGCCTCGGTATTGACCACTACAAATTCGACACGAGTGGGCGCAAGTTCAATACTGTCGAGTTGCGTATCTTCAGGGCATCCCTCAAGAAGGAGCGACTGCTTGCGCAGATCGAGTTCACCCATGCTGCGGTTATGTTCGTGCGCTCTGCATCGTATCGTGACCTCACGCATGGTGCGTTCAAGGGCTGGCTTGCCAAGTCGTATGCGTTGTACCCGCACCTCGCTGCGTGGTACGAGGTTGCGCCTAAGAAGAAGGCCAACCCCAATGCAACGGGTGTCATTTCCCCCTCAATGGATGAGACAGTTGCGTAAAGCAAATCGGTCGGGGACATGGTGTCCCCAACCTAGCATCAAACAATCAACTCAAGGAGAATCTTATGTGCCTAATCATTACTGGTAAATCTTCCCAAGTCCGTGCAACGCTACTCAATACCAAGCGTATGCTCAGCGACATCTACACATCCAACTCGGACGGCATCGGGTTCATGTATGGAACCAAGGACGGCCTCAAAGTTATCAAGCATCTGCCTAAGTCACTGGCCGATGCAGAGGCGTGCATCAAGCGTATGCCTACCGATGACCGCGAGATTGCCATCCACTTTCGCATGACTACGCATGGCGACACAGACCTGACCAACTGCCATCCCTACGATGTTGTGCCGGGCTACATAGCGATGATGCACAACGGCGTGCTGCATACAGGCAACAAGGCTGACGAGAGCAAGTCCGACACATGGCACTTCATCAAGGACTACTTGGCCTCGCCCATCGCTGAGCATCCCGACATGATCTTCAACGACTCGTTCTTGACTATGGTTGCGGACTTCATTGCCAACAACCGGTTCGTGTTCATGAACGGCGAGGGTCGTATGTCCCATGTCAACTTCGATCAGGGTGTTGAGCACGATGGTATGTGGTTCAGCAATACCTATGCGTGGCGTCCCTCTGCGCTCATCCCCAACTACTACATGGGCGCATCCAAGGGCTGGCGTGGTAATGGGTATGGGTACAGCGCATACGCTGATGACTACGAGGACTATGACTACACCTACGACCACAAGCATATCGGCAACGTCAAGATGGTCAGCGCACACCACCCTGCGTACAAGGAAGACGCCTACGAGTGGACAACTGACGAGAAGCAAGCGACTGCTATTTGCCAAGCTATCCATGACATAGAGGTTGACGCTGTATCCGAGATGATGAATTCGTTCCCTGACGTAGCGCTGCCTATTGTGTTTGCGTCCATGGTTCCAAGCGAGTCCAAGTACAACCATCAGCACACCATCAGTGCGCGTGAGAAGTACCTGATCGACCTCATCATCGAGCGCAATGTCGAGGAGCTTATCGAGTATGCGTACTCAACTACGTCTGCGCCGCAGATACTGGCCGAGGTGCTGTGCTACTACTGCGACTGGACTGGTGTTGAAGAGTCTGTGTAAGTAAATCGGTTAGCGGCCTGCCGTCTCAGGCCGCGTGTTACTAGGAGAATGATATGAGAACTAAGATTGAAATGCGGTTGGACGATGTGCAGATTGCACTGTTCGATATGTACGACATGAGAAATGCTATGCGCCCAAGGCGTGACGAGATGATGTGCCCGCATGAGAGCGAGACAACCTACGGCCAGTGCATTGATGGTGTCATTGAATTGTTGGAGATGTTGGAAACTGAACTGGAAGGAGAAACGAAATGATAACCATATCCAAGGCCGTCATCGAGGGCTACGTTGACGCACTGCTTAACAAGGCTCAGTTAGGCACAGAGGGTAAGACTCTTAGCAAGGCTGAGTGGGAAGCTGTGCAAGAAAAGCTCTGGCGTATCAAGCACTACATCAACCAAGGAGAAACGAAATGAAAACAAGTGAACTAACAGGCGCGGCCCTTGACTGGGCGGTGCATTACGCCATGCATGGGAAGTGTGAAGGGTACTCGCCGCATGAGTATTCAAACGATTGGGCGCAAGGCGGGCCGATTATTGAGAGGGAGAGACTTTGGGTAGGGTACTCTGCGGTGAGGCAATCACAATCACTTAGATTAGCTGTTATGGAGGACGCTGTTGTGCAGTGCCATAAAACTGTGTACCCGCCGCAACCAAAGTCAACAACAGGCCCAACGATTCTTATTGCAGCCATGCGCTGCTACGTTGTGTCCAAGCTAGGCAATGACATTGAACTACCGGAGGAATTGAAATGACCGTAATGACCGAAAAACAAATCACCAACGCCCGACTGCTCACGCTGCGCGCTATGCTCAAGCTAGAGATGAAAGGGATGAAGCGCAGCCGTGCGCCATCGGCGTACTCTATGCTCAAGAGCATGGGCTACAAGGGCACACGCGAGGCGGTGCTGGCCCAGCTTGACCAGCAGCGCGAGGAGATCCTGACGGGTGTCATCGCGTCTGAGGCGTAGAATAAATTTTTCAAGGAGTTTTTATATGGACCCAAGAGCTTTATGCGGACACTTCCTCACGCAAGAGGAATGCGCTGCCATCGTTGACGCGTTTGATGCCGTGGAGGATAAGCGGCAGGAGGGGAACAATGACGCGTATGTGTACTCCAACAGCTACGGGGTATACAACCTACCAATTACGCTGCCGTACGCAGACAGGCTGACCAAGAAGCTGCAAGCGATATACCCCAACGTTAAGTTTGCCAACGCCTATACAAGGGAGTACCTACGCCACGGCAAACTAGGAATACATCTTGACCGAAAGGGTTTGGACTTGACGCTGAGTGTGTGCTTGGAGGACAACCACAATCTGTTTTGGCCGTTGAACATAAGCAAGCTGGAGCACAAAGGGCCGTGGAAATCCAACGAGGACAACGAACACTACAAGCAAGAGGCCATATCGGTTGTGTTGCCGGTAGGGCATGGTGCGTTCGTAGAGGGCGGCAAGCATCCGCATTGGAGGGACGAGCTTCTGTGCGGGGAAGCGCAGCGGGCGGTGTATACGTTCTTTCATTGGACGCTGGAGGAAGTAAAGCCCAAACGCATATTCCCCACACTGCTAACCTCGGACTCACCCAAGCTATCCCTGCACGATGGGTTTATGACCAAGGACGAATGCGCTCAGTTGATAGCATTGGCTGAGCCCAAGCTGCGTCAGTCCACCATCATCAACTCAAACACTGGCATGGACGTAGTGGATACGCAGCGCACGAGTTGGGGGATGTTCTTCAAGCGGGGTGAGACACCACTAATAGTAGAGATAGAGAAGAGACTTGAGGAGTTGACCGGCATATCTGTGGAGCACGGCGAGGGCTTGCAGATACTGCGCTATGAGGTGGGGCAGGAGTACCGCCCGCACAACGACTACTTTGACAAGGATAAGCCCGGGTTTGACCGGCACATAGGCGAGGCAGGGCATCGTGTATGCACAGTGCTGCTGTACTTGAACACGCCAGAGGAGGGTGGCGGCACAGTATTCCCTGACGTGGGCATGACTGTACCGGCAAGGGAGGGCAACGCGCTGTGGTTCCAATACCCCACGCCGGATGCCACGAGCAAGACGTTTCACGGCGGTGAGCCCGTAAGGAAAGGAGTTAAATGGGTAGCCACGAAGTGGTATAGGGAGAAACCCTATAACAAATAATTTGTCTAGTGCTGGACATACCTCGGCGTTTCGAGGTATAGTTCAGATGTATTTTTAACCGGAGAAGTAAATGCCTGATATAAAAAGTGAGTTAAGTAAAGTCCTCAATGAGTGGGACAAAGCCGAGCCAGTAATCAACCAACCCAAGGAAAATAGAATGTTCCCAGTACAAAACAACGTATCGCACGACACGTACAACTACATCCACGCAAACCCCGGCCTGACCACATCCCAAATCACCGCTGCAATGGTGGCCAAGGGATTCAAAGAGGCATCAGTCTCATCGCTGGTGTATCAGATGCGCCTAGTAGGGCGCGTGCGCAGAGATGAGGACAGCAAGATATACAGCATCGCGCCTACACTCAAGCCCATCAAGGCAAGTGAGTTAAAGGCAGCGCGTAAGGCAAAAGGTTCACCCACACGCAAGGTGAAATCCAAGAAGCAAGCAGCACCATCAAGCGAAGGCATCGCCGCGTTGCAGCCGCAGGCTACCCAGTCCAAGCAACCAGCCCCAGCCAAAGCCGAGCGCATCACTGTGGACTTGGACGAGTGGATTAACGAGGTGTCGCTGATGCAGGCGCGCATGGTGTACATGAAACTTAAAGCTATCTTTGAGGGAGGGGCGCAATGAACTTTTATAGATTCCTCAAAAACTATTGGCGTGACATGACGCCGTTGGAAGTGGTGACCCGCGAGTTAGCGTTGGCTCACCTTGAGAGGCTGGATGCTGAAGGTGCAGTCGAGTATGCACAGGCGGTGCTTGAGTACAACGAGAAACGCATTGAGCGTTTGAACATACGCATCAAGGAGTACAAGCAATGAAAGATGAAACGAGACAAGAAATTAGTGCAGCGTTTGCAAAAGACTACACCGACTGGATGGTCAAGACAGGCGGCTACGCAAAGGACATGACCATGCGCGACCACTTTGCTGCGCTGGCTATGCAAGCGTATTTAATGGACGAAGCAATTCTTCAGGACTCAGACACCTCCGCACATTGGTTAAAGAAAACAGCGGAGTCTGCATACGAGCAAGCAGACGCAATGCTCAAGGAGCGCAGCAAATGACATTCCAAGAACAAATCAAAGCACTACCCGAAGAAGAGCGGGTTAAATTCTTTCGGACAATTATTGCATTGGTTGACGCAGCCCACTTAGCAGGTGTGCCGCCAACCGAACTAGCAAAGATGTACGCAGACACATACACACATATTGAAGCAATGCTCAAGGAGAACGCCAAATGAACGAAGCAGACAAACAATACACCACGTACGACAAACCAGACGAGGAGCATCCAGACCCGTATGAATTCCTTGGGCAGCAGATCAAGGGAATTGTTGTGTGGGTGATCTTTGTGGTGGGTGCGTCAATTCTTGTTTCGGCGGTGTTCAAATGAACATCATTGAACTAGCAAAGCAAGCGGGGTTTTCAGACGCTGATGACAAAGGTGTTTGGATTACAGATGGCTACTGGGACAAGGAACTTAAAGCCTTTGCCGCATTGGTAGCAGCGCATGAGCGTGAGGAGTGCGCCACGATAGCGGATGAATGGGATAAGGTAAACAAACTTAGCAACTACGGTGCGTTTATTGCACAACAAATCCGAGCAAGGAGCAACACATGACAGGCTACGAATCAAAGCGCGCAGCAGCGCGGGACAAGCTGGAAGATGACGATACGCAGGTATACCAAACAGAGTTGACCAAACTGCTTATGGAAAGCTATGACAAAGGTGTAGCAGACGCATTGGCAGAAATCAAAGCAGCGCGGGACAAGTTGGCACAGCCAGCGCAGGAGCCTGTTGGTGTTGTTTGTGTGGATACTTCACACGCCCATATTGTCTATGGATCACAGTATTTTGGACAACTACCTGACATGAAAACAGCAATGTTTTTTAAAGACTGTGAAGTTGGAGAGCAGCTCTACACTCTTCCACCGAAGCGCCCGTGGGTAGGGCTGACAGATGAGGAGATTAAAGAGTTTGAAATTTGGCAAGACAAAAGGGAAGAAGAAGTTGGTTGGTGCAATCCATCAGAAATCGTTGCCTACATTGATTCCAAACTCAAGGAGAAGAACAGTGGAACGACACCCTAAAAGCGGCAAACCAATATTAAACAAGCCTGACGCTCAAGGGTTTTATACCTGCCAGTACACACAGCTACCAGTGAAGTGGGATGAAGCTATTTTTTTGGGGCCGTGTGTGCCACAGGTTAGTGGAACGTATGTATGTCACCCAAGTGCAACCCCTGCATATAAGCAGTCCAAGCGTTTGTTTGACGAACATGAAGCCAACTGCAATACGTGTAAACACTTAGTACGCAAGCAGCACGACAAAAGAAAGGATGG